AATATAAATGCTAATATTAATGCTATAGGTTGTATAACTAGAGATATTAATAAAATTACAAATGGTATGGCTATTTTAGAAAATTACAATAATGTGCCTTTATTAAATTCTGTTAAAGCAATTCAATCAACAACAAATGGTATTGGTAATTTAATTTCATTAAGCGAAAGAGTTATACAATGAACCAATCTATTGCTCTTTCACAAGTTCCATCTCAAACATTAACTATTCAGCTTGGCACTCAACAATGCACAATTAATGTTTATCAAAAAAGCACGGGATTATATTTAGATTTGAACGTGGCTGGAACTCAAATTTTAAATACAATGCTATGTTTAGATAGAGTTGCTTTAATAAGAGAATCTTATTTAGGATTTATTGGTCAATTGTTTTTTGTAGATACTCAAGGCACAGATGACCCTTATTACACAGGATTTGGTACTAGATTTATTTTGGTATATTCATCATGACATTTGCTGTTAGACAAATTGATTTACAATTTAGTGGAGTTAATTCACAAGTTGTGAATTTAAAAGGGTTAAGATGTTCTGCAACTATTGTTAATCCAGGCGGTTCAATGGCATTTGGTCAATTGCAGTTAAAAGTTTACGGCATGACATTGGCTCAAATGAATGAATATTCAAGTATTGGCACTAATCAAGTTGCTGTTCAACAACAATCAATTACAGTAAGTGCTGGGAATCAAGGTGATATTGCATTGTCGCAAGTTTTTCAAGGCAATTTAATGTCTAGTTATATTGATTTAAGCAATATGCCAAACATATCTTTTAATTGTGCGGCAGTTGCTGGATATTTGCAAAAAGGAACTCCTGTAGCTTCAAATACTTATCAAGGTGCAAATAGTGCAGAAGTTATTATTGCAAATTTAGCAAAATCATGTGGGTTAAATTTTCAAAATAATGGCGCACACGCAATTTTACAAAATCAATATGTATATGGCTCTGCTGTTGACCAAATGCGTCAAGTTGCTTTAGCAGCAAGCATACCAATTGTTATTGAAAATAATACAATAATTATATTTCCAAATAACGGATTTAGAGATGATATGATTATTGATATGAGTCCGCAAACAGGAATGGTTGGTTATCCATCTTATTGGGAATCAGGATTTGTAATAAAATCTGAATTTAATCCACAAATTCTTAATGGAAGGCAAATGAAAATAACAACTTCACTTCCTAAAGCGAACGGAACATTTGCAATACAAAGCGTTGCTCATGAAATTAGCACATTAACGCCCGATGGTCCATGGTTCACAACAACTACATTAGCTCCACCACCTTATGTCGCAAACAACTAATTATCAAACCAATTACGTTTCAGCAGACAATGCTTCTGAAATTGGTCGATTACAATTAATTATCAAGACAGCATTGTCAGGAGTTAGAACGTCAATGCCTGTTCAAGTAATTTCTGTGACTAACGCAGGTGGAGTTTCACCTATTGGAACTGTAGATGTTCAACCAATGGTTAGCTCAGTAGATGGCTCAGGTCAGATTTGGGCGCATGGAATTATTCATAACGTACCTTATATGAGAATACAAGGCGGAGCTAACGGAATTATTTTAGACCCTGTTGTTGGTGATATTGGACTTGCTTCTGTTTGTGACCGAGATATATCAACAGTTCAAAACTCAAGCAAAGTATCAGCCCCTGGTTCAAATCGTAAACATGATATGTCCGACATGGTTTATTTGATGACTATTATTGGCGCAGCACCTACTCAATATGTGCAATTTTCTTCTGCTGGAATTACTATTACTTCACCAACAAAAGTAACTGTAAATGCTCCAAATGCAGTCGTAAATGCGTCAAGTAATGTTACAATGAACACACCAATTTTAAAGGTCAGTGGCGATATTATAGACAATTATAATACTAATACTCATTCGATGGCTCAAATGCGTAGTCTATACAATAGCCATACTCATTCTGACCCACAAGGTGGAAATACTGGAACTCCAAGCAATTCAATGTAAGGTGATATATGACAATAATTCAAAATAGTTTACTTCTTGACCAAGCACAATGGGATATTGTGCTTGATGTAAACGGAAATATTGCTCTTGCTAGTGCGCCTTATTCTATTGCTCAAGATGTTGCTTCTGCCGTTAGAACGTTTGTCGGTGAGTGTTGGTATGATAATTCTTTAGGGCTTCCATATTGGCAAAATATTTTAGGTAAATTTCCACCTTTACAATTTGTTGACCAAAAAATTACTGAAGCTGCATTTACTATTCCTAATGTTTCAAAAACTAAAGTAACATTTACATCTTTCACTAATCGTGTTCTTTCAGGTGAAATACAAATTATTGACACAGATGGTGTAATTAACAACGTAGCCTTTGGATAAACTATATGACAACTAATGTCCCACAAATAACTTGGGTAAATGGCAGTCCAGTATTACCTGCTGAAACAGATATTTTAGCAGGAGTTCAAGCCGATATTAATGCTGCTTTTGGCGGTGGCGTAAATCCATCACTACAAACACCTCAAGGACAAATTGCACAATCTGAAACGGCTATTATTGGTGAGAAAAATAATGAAATTGCTTATATTGCAAATCAAGTTAATCCATCAATGGCTTCAGGAATATGGCAAGATGCTATCGGTGAAATTTATTTTATTACTAGAATCCCTGGAGCTGGTACAGTCGTATCTTGTAATTGCAAAGGTGCTATTGGTACTGTTATTCCTGCTGGTTCTGTAGCGCAAGATACTAGCGGTTATTTATATTCATCTACAGCTACGGCAACTATACCATCTACGGGTACAGTTACTATTCAATTTCAAAATCAAACTCAAGGCGCAATTGCTTGTGCTGCTGGAGCATTAAATACAATTTATACGGCTATTGCAGGATGGAACACAATTACCAATCCGTCTGCTGGTGTGTTGGGTAATTTAGTAGAATCAAGAGCAGCTTTTGAAGCTCGCAGGTCAGTTTCTGTTGCTGGTAATTCTGTAAACTCTTTAGGTTCTATTTATGGTGCTGTATCAGCCGTTCCTAATGTTATTGGTTGTTTAGTGGTAGATAATCCATCTAATACTACAGTAACTTATGGAGCAACCAGTTATTCTATGGCTGCTCATTCTATTACAGTATCTGTAGCTGGAGGGGCTTCTTCTGCAATTGCTCAAGCTATTTGGAGTAAAAAACCACCTGGAACTGGGTATAACGGAAATACATCGTATACAGTTTATGATACGAATTATGCAACTCCACCAGCTTATACAGTAACTTGGCTTACTCCTACTTCTACGCCAGTTTACTTTAAAGTTCAAATTCAAAATAATCCATTATTACCATCGAATATTATTCAATTGGTACAAAATGCGGTCATTCAATCATTTAATGGTCAAGATGGTGGTTCAGCCGTAACAATTGGCTCTACTTCTTATTCGGGTCGTTATTATGCCAACATTAATGCAATCAATCCTAATGTAAACGTTATTGAAGTTTATTTGGGTTTAAGTTCTAATCCTTCAACATTATTGGTTTCATTAGGTATTGACCAAGTTCCAACATTAACTGCATCTAATATATCGGTAACATTAGTATGATGAATTGGGATGAAACTTTATTAAGTCAATATGTTGATTCACCAACATTGAGGTCAATGCTTAATTCATTTAATGATGCAATCGACCCATCTATTGATATTGCTAATTTTTATTCTCAAATTTGGAATGTAGCAACTGCGGTAGGTAATGGCTTAGATATATGGGGTCAAATTGTAGGTGTATCACGTTATTTGCAAATTAGCACATCAAATTATTTAGGTTTTGATGAAGCCTATACTGCACCAACAGCAGCCACTGGTCCACAACCATTTAATCAAGCTCCATTTTATTTGGGAGCTACAGCAACAACAACTTATGCTTTATCTGATTCACAGTATCGTAGATTAATTTTAGTCAAAGCTGCTGCCAATATTTCTAATTTATCTATTCCTTCTATCAATGCTTTATTGCAAGCTGAATTTGGAACAAGTGATGGCGTAAATCCTTATGGTGCAGCTTATGTAATTGATTCAGGTGGTATGGCATTTCAATATCATTTAACATTTGTACCAAGTGCCGTTCAAATCGCCATTGTTAATAATTCGGGCGTATTTCCTAGACCTGCTGGCGTTAGCGTATCATTAACATATTAATAGGATAAAAAATGCAAAGTACCAATATACCTTCAAAGATTCCATTACCTTTTGCTAACTCAGCAAGTTCAACATATAAATATAGTATTCCTACAGCGTCCCAAATTGGGATTACTAATGGTAAAGCATCATTAACTGATGGATTTCCTCCATTAACATTTACGCCTATTGGTTCAGGCGGTGTTCCGCCTTTTGGTGGTGATATGAATGGAATTTTATATGAGATTACTGCTATTCAACAATGGCAAGAGGCAGGAGGATTTTTCCCTTATGATTCTACATTTTCTACGGCTATTGGCGGTTATCCTAAAGGTGCTGTGCTACAAAGTAGCTCATTTAATGGATTGTGGGTAAGTTCGGCAGAAAATAATACTACCAATCCTGATACTGGTGGTGCAGGATGGGTTTCTCTTGCATTTGAAGGCTTACAATCTGTTGCAGTAGTAAGTAATACAGCTACTTTAACTCAATTACAATCTGCATATCCTATTATTACACTTACTGGAACATTGACTGCCAATGCTACAGTTAATGTCCCTGCACAAGTTGGTGAATGGATTTTTTCAAATCAAACTACAGGTGCTTTTACTTTAACAGTAAAAACTCCTTCAGGTACTGGCGTAACAATTGCTCCAAGTTCTTCTCAATATTGTTGGGGTGATGGTACTAATATTTATTATGCTAATGCTTCTTCAGTAACAAGTTTTAACACTCGTACTGGTGCTATTACACTTAATTCTACTGATGTAACTGATGCGCTTGGATTTACTCCTTTGCAATATGGGTTAGGAGTAAATCAAAGTTATGTTAATTATACTTCATCAGGAAGAACATTAAATACTATTTATACAAATACAACTGGCAAGCCTATTTATATAGAATGTACTATTTCTGATTTATCTAGTAATACATTGACATTGTTAGTAAATGGAATTGTAGCAGATTACTTTACTGACAATGGTGGATTCGTACAAAATGTTAGAGTTAGCGGAATAATTCCTGCGACACAAACATATCAAGTTGTTTTATCATCAGGCTCTACGACAATCGTAAATTGGTCAGAATTACGTTAATTTTAATAAAGGAAAAACCATGACAATTTTATTTTCACCATCATTAAATACTGAATTTGATACTGATGTTACTCCATTAGACCAAATCCCTGCTGATGCTTTAGGTGCTACAAAAGTAGCACAATCTGTTGCAGAAATTACAGAGGAAGTTACAACAGCAGTAGAAGTTAAAGCTGATGTGCTGGCAGATACATCAAAGTTTAAGAAAGGTTAAAGTATCATGGTTAATAAAGAAGATTTCGCAGACAAAGCAGCTCAAGCTGGAAACGCTATTCAATATTCAGGCGCAACTGGTAGCATAATCGCTGGTCTAGCATTAAGTGAAATCGGTGTAATTATCGGCATGGTAATTGCAGTCTGCGGTTTCTTTATTAATTGGTACTACAAACATAAAAGTTATATGTTGTTAGTTAAAAGAACTAACGCAGAAACTAAGGCTCTCAAATCAGGGAAAATTACTGTATTAGAAGAATCTGATATAGACCAAGATAATGGATAAATGGCAAGCAGCTCTTTTATCATTATCTGCAAGCGGGCTTATTTTTCTAGCAGCTCAGGAAAGTTATAGTCCAGTTCCATACAAAGATACAAAAGGCGTTATTACAAACGGATTTGGTAACGCCTCAATCACTCCCAATCAAAATGTCACAGTAACTAAAGCCTTAGAAGATTTAAAACAAAATACTTCTGATGCAGGTAAAGCGGTTTCGTCATGTGTAACGTCACGCATTACACAAAACCAATACGATGCTTTTGTAAGCCTTGCCTACAATGTAGGTTCTTATTCTTTTTGTAATTCCACTATTGTTAAAAAAGCCAATGCCAATGATTTAATTGGGGCGTGTAATGAATTTAAACGCTGGACTTTTGTAGGCGGAAAAGATTGTAAAATTAAATCTAATAAATGTTATGGTATTTACAAAAGGCGTGAAGCTGAACGTCAACTTTGTTTAAAGGATAATTAAATGTGGCAAAATATTAAACCTTTTATGTACGCTTTGATTTGTAAATTAGAATCATTTGTAAACAATCTAAATATGGCAATTGTTAAGCTAATTTGCGAAACGGCTATTATTTTATTGGTATTTGTATTAACTTTAAATTGGATTGACGGCAAATTACATAGACAAGTGGCGCAAACAAACAGCGTAGTGGCTATTCCTTCGACAATTGTAAAAGATGAACCAATGGCTCAAGTAGAAGTTAAAAAGCCCGTAAAAGTCTTTAAAAACAGTCGAAAAATTAAACAAAAAGTAAAATTGCCTGAAGCTGTTGTAAATAACAACAACGAGCAAGTATTGGCTGCAATTTCAATTCCAAAAGATGATTTGTTTGCTAAAACTGTAACAACTATATTAAATACAGAAACAGGAATTACTACTTCTTATATTAAAGATGAGCCTTTGCCGTTTTTGTCATTAAACATTCATGGTGACATTGGATTATATGGTGGTATTAAAAATGGAACTACTACAGTAAGATTGCAAGCGAATCAAGGAATTGTAGATATTAAAGATATACATATTAAAGCAACTGGTTCAATCGACCAATCAACCAATGGCAAAACCGATTATTTTGTTGGAGTAGGTGCATCATATAATTGGTAGGAAGGTTTTATGCAAAAACCAATAACACACTTAGTTATTCCTGACGTTCAAGCTAAAGAAGGCAATGATTTCACATACCTTCGATGCTTAGGAAATTTTAT